TGTTCATCCTTATGGGCAATAATGGTATGGGGTTCTTCGGAGGTAATCGCTGCATGGGTTCTAACGGACAGGGCGGTGTTGTGCCAATGCTTAACAATGATGCCAATACAGCCGTTATCATGCAGGCTGTTCAGCGCAATGGTTTCGACGTTCAGAGCTTGGCTACAGCCCTCAACACATCAAGTGACGCAGTCATGGCTGCAATCAATGGCTTAGGTCATCAGATTTGCAACCTCGGCAATCAGATGGGCATGAATGCTAATCAGATTTTGACTGCTATCATGCAGGGTAACAATGCCATCGCTACTCAGTTGGCAGAATGCTGCTGCAAGACCAATAACGCCATAACTGCAATGGATGGCAACCTCAAGTTGTCTATCTGTCAGCAGACCCACGCCATCAATGATACGGCAAATGCCAATGCTTTGATGCTCCGTGACAAGGCTGATGCTAACAATCAGTCTGTCTTGGCTAAGTTGGATCAGATGCAGACACAGGCAATGCAGGATAAGCTCGATGCTTTGAGAGAGAAGAATAGTGCCCTGCTTGCTCAGATTTCAAACGAGCATCAGACACAGGCTTTGCAGGCTTATCAGGCACAGGTTATCACACCAGTAAATGCAGCTTTGGCTGCACTGCAGGCAGAGGTGGCTGGCATCAAGTGCAAGTTGCCTAATACCATCAGTGTTCAGTACCCTCAGTACGGAGTATTCAACAAGGACGTTTATACTGCTGCCGCCATGGGAGCTTATGCAGGTGATGTAGCGGCTTCTCGTTCAACTGTAGGATGCGGTTGTTAGGAAAGGAGGTAACTATGTTCCCTTTATATCCATTCAATCCATTTATTCCAATCGGTCAGAGAAACCAAATCAAACTTATTGATGTAGGCGGTATCTATGAGCTGAAGACAAATGCTCAGCAGGTCACAGATGCTAGTGTAGATTATGGTATCAATCCTTGCTACTACAATGCTTTGCCTTGCGAGTGCATTGTACTCTTGAAGATACATCAAGGAGTTGCCGCTGCAAGTGCGACACTTCCTGTTACAATCGTAACTCCAAATAGTGGTTCGACCACTGTTAACGGAACTGCTAACACTAGCGGAACTACTTCCGGCACAACAAAGGTGCCAGTTGTTGATCATGTGGGAAAGGCAGTGACGGGAGCTAACGTTTCTGAAACTACGGAGGCTTTGGCATACATCAATAAGAAGAGCGGTATTATCCGACTGCTTGGGTTTCAGCAGCCTACAGGCGGCTAACAGAGTATTAACTATGGGACAGACTGAAAAGTCTGCCCCTTTAAAAGAGAAAGAAAATGTTTCAAGGACTAAGACAGTCTTCTCTCTTCTACATCTTAGACAAGGGAGGAGAAAAGCCGACTCTAAAAATCGGTCAAGTAATATCGGTCAGCAATCCTCAGCAGAAATATCCTAGCTATATGCCAGGACAGACTCCGACATTGGAGACGACCGTTGATGTTAAGGTGCAAGTAGAGGACCAGCAGGTCAATTTCGAAAAGCTGCCATCTACGGCACAGATAGTGAACTTCGGCAATGAAGGTGTTGTTGTCAGTGACAGCAGAGAAGCTATGTGCGCAGAGATTGATGCTATGTTGCGACATTCAAAGGGAGTCGTGGAAAGTGTAGATTACCACAATGGAGTCATAAGCTCCTGCGAGGAAATGCTCACTAGAATCAACCCACAGATTGCCAAGGAGAAGCAGCAGGAGCAGGACATCAATAACCTAAAATCAGAGGTTAGTGGCATGAAGGGTACGCTATCCAATATTGAGTCCATGCTGTCTAAGGCTTTGAGCAGTGGTAACAATTTTAAAAAGTAATTGCTATGGGATATATGGTAGAAATTACGGAAAACAAGTTCGATGAGCTTGTTGACAACTGCGAGGAAATGGTTCGAGCAGGTGGCAAGGTTATGAAGTGCTTGGATAGTTTGAAGCGGGAGCGTATGGGTAATCGTATGCCAATGCCAGACTATCGTGACAAGTGGGACGATGAAGATTGGCGTGACGAAGACCGCTATGGAGAGCGACGCTACTATGGTCGTCGTGGCGGTGGACGTTACTAATGTTTAATTCGGTGGTGGGGGATTTTTCCCTGCCACCCTTAAAAGAAAGAGCTATGGGAAAATGTAGAATGCCTTTGGATGCTTACGATATGAAGCCAGAAGGAATGATAGCATATCTGAGATATAATGGCTGGCACTTCAACAAGAAGGCTTGCGAATGGGCAGTCAGTCAGATGAGAAAATACAACCCAGTCACCAAAAAGGATGAGGAGGTTGACTATATGGATAAGGAGAAGGTTGAATCCATCCTTACCAAGCAGGGAGTGACACTTGAAAATAATGTAGGCTATGATCATGTCTATGTGGCAAACATGGTTAAGGCTGATTTCTATAAGTCTTCCATCGAGGACGAAGCTCACATGGCTTTGTTCGTGAAAGATATGGTTGATGATACCGATCAGAAGGATGGCTTCATCTTTAACAGATTTTATGCCGATTGCAACCATAATGGCATCGGCATTCCATGGGATGATATTTTATGATAAGTCAAGAGATATATCTAGAAAAGTACGATTGGAAAGTTCTTGTGTTTTACGGTTTGGAATCATCAGATACCGATGAGGTATGCAACTCCCTTGTGCAGATAGGCTGCACAGAAAAGGCGGTCGAAAGCGCAAGGGAGCATTGCTTGCGTGGAATGCCGAACACAGGTCTAACCTACTCCAATCTTGCAGGTAGAAAGAGCGTGGTTGCGGTCAGTAGGACCACAACGGAATATGAGTTCGTGAATACTGTCACACACGAAATGTTTCATGTTGTCACTCATATCTGCGAATCACTAGGTATAGACTTGAAAGACGAAGAGCCTTGCTACATGATGGGATGGCTCTGCCAGGCAGTTAGTAGGATATTCATTTAAAATTTAGAAATATGACGGACATTAAATTAATGGTGGATGCTGCAAGGCAGCTAAACCAAACTTGGAAAATGAGTAGTAATGGTTTGGAGACAGGAAATATCCCAAACGATGTGTATAATGCTTTGTGCGAAGTGGATGAAGCCGTAACCAATCTGATTGACAAAGTCGGCGAAGCTACAAAAATCATTACATTAAGCAGTATCTACAAAAGCATATAACTCTTTGATACTCAGCGAGTTGAATTTAGTATTTTTAACTAAAATAAAGTGTGGTATATTTGCATATATCACATTTTTTTTGTACCTTTGCATATAGAAAGAGTGGTTATTTTGACTAACCACAGATTATGTTGAACCAATTAAAATCTTAAAAAGATGGAAGAAATTAAGGAAATCAAAAAGAATTATGAAATGGGATTCATTTCGTCACATGAATTTCTTTGTGAATATGCAGGCGTTCTTTCTAAACTTGGAGCGCAGGGAGAACTGATTGATGCTATGAATACAGTATTAGCTCCACTTGCGGATTTCATAGTGAAGGACATCTTGAATGCCAGCGATGACGAGAAGAAACAGATTAAGGACTTCTTTAATTTTAAGTAGATATGGATACCATTCTTTTAATAAACGGATTAATTTTTCTACTTGTCGTAGCGATAGTAGATTTAGCAATGAAACATTAATAAAAATAAGCCCTCGACATCACGGATAAGTCACTTATATGAAAGCAATTAAAGTAGCAGTATTTTTTGAAATGATGAAAAGACTTATGATACAGTATTCATTCGACGAGTTGCAGGGTACTACTTTCAGAAGTCATTTCAGTGCAGTTGGCCTAGGAGATACACAGGAGCGAAACGGCTTCTTCCTGGCAGTCTACATAACAGATAACTCTGTGTTACAAGATGGCTTCATGAAGGGAGTAAGAACTTATCTTGATGATGCAGTCGTATATAAGTACGATTCTCCTTACCAAGACAAGGATGTTTTAGAGAAAGAATTAATGTACATAATTGAGATTAAAAATGAAGACTAGTAGCTTGTATGTTACCCGCGATGATTCAATGTATGACACAAAGAGCGGGTTTGAGACTTACGAGGAGGCCAGTGCCTATCGTGAGGAGTGTCAGAGAAGTTGGATCAATCATGCCGACTATGTTTTTCTTATAACAAGAGACTCTGCCGGGAATTTTGTCAAAAAGACAAACTTGACAAAAGCAACAAAGGAAGAGAGAATCAAGCTTCTTGAAGAAGCAGGCATTCCATTGAAATAATTTGTAACCAATTAAAATATTAAAGATTATGACAACAGCAACAAATTTGAGTAAGGCTGCCGAGGATATGGTAGCAGTTCCTTCTTCAGTTAATGAAGACAAGTTCTTTGATTTCGAGAAAGCCAAGACCCAAGCTATCACTCTCGAACAGTTGAGTCGCACACACCGTGAGGATGATGTTTACGGAAATCCGCTCCGTGGCATCTATCACTTTGACCTTTTCAATAAGGTCATTGATGAGTGTACAGAGCTCGGCTACAATGTGGAGGTTTATGATATGTT